TCTTCCGATCTCCTGCATCCAGAACTCGCGGCGACAGTCACCACACGTTATATCCGGTGCATGACATTTGCTTTCCCACGTTGGGCCTTTCCTGTATTCTTTGAGAAAACTGCACGGAGCTATTAACACAACTCCGTTTTCATCAATATCAGCATCCGGCCATTGCTCCAGAAACACGGTCTGCCGTGTTTTGATGGGGTGTGCAGCAGACCAGTCCTCAACGATTTTGACAGCTCTTTCGGGGTTTTCAAACATCCATCGATAGCATTCGCTCATCACCGGTTTTTCTTCATCCACGCGGCATCCTTCGCAATCCGGCGAAAACGAATTACACATTCTTGCTCTTTCCTGCAAAAACTTCACAGCGTCCATTTACTTTTCCTCCTCGCTAAGTTTCAGCCACGCCAAAAAATGTTCGTGGTACTTCCGATACTCGAAAATCAGACTTTCCGCCTTACAAACCGCTCGGAACTTGTTGCTGAAAGCTGCCCACGCACAACACACCAGCCACCCGAGAAACCAGACGATGGCAACGCACAAAAGCCCTCCGCCCAGCCCACACACGATAATACCGATAATGCGATATACAGCGTCCATCACATTTCCCTCCATCTGCACCCGTCACAGACGCCCTCGTGTGCTTGTTTGCTCTTCCCGCAGTATTGGCATAGCTCGTTGATAAGAGCTTTCCTGTCTGCTCCCAGCTTCATGTTGCTGTCAAACAGCGTTTCATTGATGGCGGCGTACTGCTCGGCGGTGTTCTTTGCACCCTGCAGTTCCTCTTTCAGTTTCACGATTTCGCAAATTGCATTTCCGTTTGCCGCCATCATGTCGGTCACATCGTTCGGCATCAGGCCGGTGTCCTCGTATGCAGCAAGGCGCAGAAACCGCTCTACTGGGATACTCCGCTGATACCCGTTTGCAAGGCGGCGCTCGTACCCTTCTCGTTGCGCGTCAGCTTCTCGTTTATTTGTCAGTCGTTCCATTGTTCTCCTCCTTTTCCCACCGAATTTTCATTTGTGCCGGGTATAGGTCAACCTCCGGTCTGCGCTTTCCTGTCCACCGCAAACCACCAGCCTGTCCCACGCATTTCCACCCACTGGCTTTCAGGCTTGTGCCACTTTCGCTGTCCAGTATGTAGGTCACAAGTCGTTTGTAGCCCATCGCCCGTGCCGCCCGCCAAGCAGCAGCGTACAGCATAGAGCAGGCGTTGTGGGTGCCGTCTGTGCATAGCCGGTTGACCTCCAGCGTCCAGCCGTCGTCCAGATGCCGCGCCACTGGTCTGCCCACAATGGCAACTCCCACGATTTCCTTTCCGTCCGTGCAGCCGATGGAGAACTTGTGTCCCACCACCGGCTTATGGTGTCGGTGATGCTGCTCCACAAAGGCGTTCGCCTCCTTGAGCGTCATCGGGCATACTTCAAGGCTCATTTACCTTTCCTCCTCCACCGCTACGGCCTTGGCAAACTGCGCCAGCCCATCGCTCATGTCCGCGATCTGCGCATCCCGCCGCAGTACAGTGTCCCGCAGTCCGGCGTTTGCTTTCATCAGTGCCTTGATGTGCCGCTGCTGGTTCTCGATCAGGTCAGCGGCGTATCCCATCGCTTTTTCGATACATCCAAACTCGGCAATCAAAGGACACGCTCCTTCGCATTTCTTATGCTGCTCGCAGCACCGCAGCGCGGTCACGATCTCGTCTCTTGTCATGTCATTCCTCCTTATCCCAGCTCGCACGTCATCATGCCACCTTCGCAAATGTCCACGATGTGTTCGCACAATTCTTTTGGGATAACAGATCGTTCCATACTCCCCTTTAACCCCTGCGTCCCTGTCTTTGCCCCTCTCGGCGCAGCCTCATGACACAGATCCCCGTTGTGACATGGCGGCTTAAACCCAGGATCTGGGTGATTTGTCCAGATGTCCGTCGGCTTCATTCGCGTATCTCCGTACTGGCAGTACGTGACCGTATACCGCGGCAAGCCCTGCATCCACGTCATCTTCCGCATGCCTCCCCTCGGGTTCTCGATAAACCAATACACGGGTGACAACGCCAAGATCAACCGAAGAACGTGCTGGTCTACCTTGTCGCAGAACTTCGCATAATCGCTTACAGGGTCAAGGTTCCCTGTTTCTTCGTTTTTGCGCCGGTGGTGGCTTATTGCCGCGATGGAAAACGTTGTGCAATCCGGGCTGGCCCATATCACGTCCGGTCTGCCAAACTCCCGGATAATGTCAGCGGCTGTAACAGTCATAATATCTGCGTACAAGTCGATGTTTTCAAACCGCTTGTCCCATTCGATGGAAAACACTTCGTGCCCACGCGCTTCAAACGCTTTGCCAATGCTCCGTGTCCCGGCAAATAACTCCAAAACTTTCATATCAATCTCCAAACACCACGCCGCACTCGTCCTTCAGCACGTCCTTGATGTGCTTCCGCTTGATGCGGCCTTCGTTGATCTCCTGCGTGATTTTTTCCAGGCACTCGTACAGATACGCGATGCTGTGGGTGTCGCGGCTGTCCGGCGTCTCCTCCTGGACGTGCCATCCGCACTTATCGATGAGCGCCATCGCCACCATGTCCATGCACTCCTGCGTACCTCGGCGCTTACCGTCCATAAAAATCCGGTCGTCCCGGCTCAAATGCTGCTTGCCCATTGTCAATACCTCACTCCGATGTAGTCCAGCACCCGCGCATAACCAAGGCCATCTTTCGTGGGTTTCCACAGCCCATCCATGTCGAATGCCCCACCGCCAATGCAGAACTGGTAGTGCTTCGGGTGCGTCAGTTTCATGCGTTCAAAGCGGTTGACGCCTTTTTCGAGGTGCGCCCCGAACGCGCAGAACATACAGCCCGTCCTCTGGCATCCAGTACAGTGCAGCTTGCAGTCGATCAGCGTCGCGCCGTAGTCGTTCTCGCCGTCGCTGGCCACGATGTCGCCGTAGACGCTTGCGTAAGGTAGCCCCCGCTCCACGATAAACCGTAGCACATCCTGCTCCGTCCAAAAGCTCATGGGCTTCCCCATCGGTCGCTTGCCCTCAAAAGCGTTGCAGCCGGTTGCCGTCCACTTAATCATCCGAAGCCGACTTTCTTCCGCCATTATCGCGGTAGTTGGCACACGCTTTTCTTGATGCTCGTATCTGTGCATAGGCGATTTTTTCATGACTTTGCAGCATGAATCGGAAATCAAAAACGGTGCGGGGAGTAAAAACGCCCATTGTTCGCAGTTATACGGAGATTTGTTCCCGTCCTTGTCCAAATACTCGCCCCGTAACCTTTGTGCAGATTTGCCGGTAGGGTTTATTCTCGCGTTTCCGATATACGCTGACACCTCCTTGCTAACGATGCTGTACCCGTACTTCGTCACCACCTGCCGAATGTTCATCTTCGGTCGCAGCCGCACAAGGTTCACGGTGATGTGCGGAAACTCCTTCCGCAGCCAGTCGGCGTACTCGTTGACAAAACGCTGAATTTCTGGATATTCCAGCCCCGTATTGACAAACACCAGATTCAGCGGCCACGGCGGTGTCCGGTAGCCTGCCAGATACCGCGCCGCCAGATACGCCAGCACTGTGGAATCCTTGCCGCCGGAAAAACTGACGTAGGACTGTCCGCCCCATGCGGTGTACCACTCGTCCAGCTTTTCGTATGTGGTTAGTTCCTTTGCCGTCAAATCCAGCGCCATAAGCTTTTTCGCCGCCTCATGCGTCAACGGCGTATTTGTCGGCATCATCACTCGCCCTCCTGTATGCGCACCACCTCGTAGCAGCCGTAGCTGCCGCCGTGCCGGAATGCCTTGCAAATCGACGAACGAACATTCTGATAATTCCGCCCGGAAAGCCGCGCCAGTTCCGCCGCCGTCGTACCCCACCAGCGGGGCAGGCGGTACTTGTCACGGGTCACGATCATGTATACCGTGGTCATGCTCACACCTCCCGGATGGCGTAGCCGTACCGATTGCGGAACAGCTTTGCTTTCACGGCATACTCCCGCGTCCGCATCCCCTTCACGTCCTCCACCACCGGCAGCCAGTACCGCTGGCCGTAGCTGTCAGGAGCCGTCCGGCGCTCGTACACGAAGTCCGCGATGTAGTCGATACTTTTCACGCGGTCGCCCTCAAACGTCGTGTACGCCTCTTGCAAGCAGTACCGCACCTGCAATTTCAGCCCGCGTATCTCCCCGGCCTTTTGCAGCATCATCAACGCATCGTAGCGCTCCGCCTCCTTCTTGCTGTCAAAGGTCAGCTTGCCGCGCCGCGTCTTCTGCGCCTTGTACTTGCTTGTCTTGCGCATCTTATCCATGACCTGCTTCTGTGCCGCAGGCCCCAGCCGCATCAGATCCTCACTGTTCATCCAACAACCCTCTTTTCTCCAGTCCGCGCTTGCTCATGGTGTAGCGCTTGATCGTCGTCATTTTCTGCTCTTTCCCGCAGCGCTGGCACACACCCTGCGCCCATCCGCGGAACGCTGGCTCGATGATGTATTCCGCCGCCATCTCCTGCAAACAGGCCACGCACAGCCGCGCTCTGGCCACGCGCCAGATGCCTTTATCCAGCCAGCGCCTCCTCGGCCTCCTGCCACGTCAGCCCGTGTTCCCTTGCATAGCGGGAGATACGTCCCCACTTGTGTTCCTTGTTGATGTAGTCCCGCATCCAAGCAAAACGCTCCATCGTATCCTGTGCCTGTTCTTCCTGCGCCTGCTCCTCCTGCGGCTCAATGCCCATCGTGATATCCGCCACATCGGGAAAAAATTTATTGCGTCTGGCATAGGCGCCGGCGGCGGCTCTTACGTCCGCGTAGCTGTAAGGCTCTAAAGCGATCTCCCACGCCAGCTTCATTTTTGCCGTGACCTGCTTGTTCGGCCAGAACTGCGAAAACAGGGTAAAAAGCTTCTCGACTTCGCTTCTGTCCATTTCTTCCTCCTCCGGTAGTACATACTCCCGCCGCCGTAATATATAACATTCGTTCTCTTACTCTCCCTCTCCCTCTTACTCTCTCTCTTTCTCCCCCTCTTTCTCCTTGCGCCTTTGTTGCGCGTTTGTTTTGCGTTTGTTATCCGTTTGATTCTGATTTGTTCTGGCGGTTGGCGGCTTTATTTCTGCCGCTGTCCAGTGTGGGGCGAATCAAATTAAACGCGACACTGGCGGCGGGGGAGAGACTGCTGGACGGCTCCGTTTCGTTCAGCGCATAGTCGCAGATCGCCAGAAGAATCTCCGCCTGCTGCTTTTTGGGGAGAGGCTGTATCGCATCCCAGTAGGAGCTGTAAAACGTGAATTGTTTGCGCTTCACACCGCCTCACTCCTTCTTCATCGCCCCGATGACGTAAACGCCGCGCTCCTTGTCCAACGCCACCTGCACGGTGTAGTCCGTCAGTGCCTGCGTCACCAGCTTCGCAGGGATCTCCAGATGGTAGCCCCACTGTGTGTCGCAGTCCTCACGCTTCTCGCCGAACTGTACGGCACAGGCGGCGTAGTGCGCATCCATGCCGCGTTTGAACGCCTCGCTCACGCTCTCCGCGTCCTCGATGTGCTGCCGCTGGCGCTGTACGATGTTTTCCAGGTGCCGATTCTGCCGCCGCAGACCCTTGATCTCATCCTGCATCTTTCCCATTCTTTTCTTCCTTTCTCTCGTACTCGTCCGTCAGATGCCGTGCGATGGTGCAATGCTCCCACGCACCGGCACAGAATTGATTCATGAAGCGGGATGCCGCGCCGCCCGTCTCAAAGCTGACGCGGCTTCCGCCCTCGCAGCAGACCCGCCGTTTCTCGCTGCTGGTGAAGTAGGGGCAGGTGTACCGCTTGTGCCAGTAATCCATGCCGCTTACCCCTCCCATCAGAACGGTATGTCGTCGTCCGCGTCAAAGTCCTCGTCCACATCCACGAACTGCCCGCCACCGTATCTATTGGTGCCGCTGTCCGCGTCCCGTTTGGCGTCGCCAAAGTAGATGTTGTCCGCCAGCACCTCGGCGTTCCGGCGCTTGTTTCCGTCCTTGTCCGTCCAGTCCCGCAGCTGCAAGCGCCCCTCCACCACGGCCATACGGCCCTTGGAGAAATACTTGGATACAAACTCGGCGGTGTTGCGCCACGCCACAACGTCAATAAAATCCGTGTCCTTGGTGCCGTCCGCGTTCTTAAAGTCCCGGTCTACCGCCAGTGTAAAACTGGTGACGGCGGTGCCGTTCTGCGTCCTGCGCAGTTCCGGATCGCGGGTCAGGCGTCCCATAATGAAAATCTTGTTCAGCATTTCAAATCTCCTCTCATAAATAACTTTTCCCGAACTCGCGGCGGAAGTCCTCCTCCGTCCAGCCCTGCTCCTCCATTGCCTTGAGCTGCCCGTACCGCCTCAGACGCCGCATCTGGTCGCCGTTCTTGTGTACCGCGCCGCGCCCGTTCCGGTGGCAGCGATTGCCGCACAGGTACACCACAAGACCGTACTTCTCGCTCTTCTTACGGTTTGCGCCGCCGAGAATGTGGTGGCGCTCCAGCGGGTCACTTGGGTCGTTCCGCCCGCACAAAAAGCATCGCTTGTCGTTCATACGCTCACTTCTCCCCACCGGCTCACAAGGGCATCCAGCTCTCGCGGCGTCATGGTCTCGATGCCGACATCCCGGCAGTCCTGCACGATGGCATCTATCAGCCGCGCCATCTGCTCCGTGTCGTATACGGAGCTGCCGTACCAAACGGTCACGTTCACGCAGCCCTTGATTTTGCTGGGGCCGGTATCGGTCATCCAGCCGATACCGTTCCGCTCCCAGCTCCGGCAGAAAGCCTCCGCCGCCTTTTCCCGCAGGCACAGCACCTCGCTCACGCCGCCGATGCTCTGTATCTCCTGCCGGTATACCTTCTCTCTCGAAACGCCGTAGTGCGCCGCCAGCTTGTCCAGCAGCACCCACGCATACCCGTTGGCATCGAGGCTCCGTCCCTTGCCCTTGAGGGTGGCGGTGTACTCCTTTCCCGGCTTCAGCGCATCACAGACCTCCATCGCCGCCTCCGGTGACTTCACCCGCAGGCAGAGCCACGCGCCCTCGCTGTCCTGCGACCAACGCGCCGCGTCAACCGTTATCTGCCGCATAATTCTTCCTCCTGCGGCCAATGTCCTGTTCGTAGGCATTTTGCCAAATACCTAAGGCGAGGTAGATAACACCCCTCGACCCACTCCGCGTCATAATCAACCTTGTGCTGTGTCAACCTGTTTTCGTCTATTGGCAGGAAAAAATTAAACAATTCGTCTTCTGTAACGCGGTATGCCACGATCCTGCAAACCTTCCTCTTTCGGAACAATCCGCATCCGCTGGCAAACATCTCCACCTGGCACTGCTGCCAATACGCTTTCGTAACCTTGAACACAGGTTTGCTGTGCGTTTTCACTTCGGTAATAAGTTGTCTGCTTTCCCCGTCATAGTTCACCCGCAAACGGAGCGAACGGATGCGTATCTGTCTGTCTCGTGTCTTTACACGCAGCGCATCAAGTATCTTGTGCTCGTAAGCCGTGCCACACTGCATTGCCGGCGTAATAAACCTGTCCTTCCTGACCCCAAGCTTCACCAGCCACCATCTTCGAAACGTATCTGTATTCCAGTTCCCCATGATGGTGGCGGTGTCGCTTGCACCAAACCATCCGCTTCTGTCGTGGTTTCGTATCATAGTTTACTCACAGCCTTTTCAAGCGCGTCCAGTTTTGCAAAATAGCCCATCAACTGCACAAGCTGTTTTTCGTTGATCCCAAGTCCCCGAAGCAGGTCGTTGTGGTCAAGCCCGTTTCGTTCTTTCATGGTAATTGCCCTTTCCAGTCTCTCCTTTATGGCAAAGATACTGTGACGGCTCAAATCGTCCTCACCATCGTCTCCGTCACCTTCTGCCCAAAGGTCAAACCCAAGACCGGTACGCACGGCAACACCTTTAACGAAAGCTCTCGCCAGCGCGTTGTTTATGCGCAGTTGGTTCAACGTATCCTCATATACCACAAGGGACCCGTTCAGCAGAGGCATGTCGTAGGAAAACTCCAAATCGTCAATGTGGATTTCAACAGACACAAACCAGCATTCTGTAATCCTTCCTTTACTGGTAGTAATTTTGGCCTGCGGCCACAGGTATGTATTCGTTTCCGGGCACCTACGAGGGGCGTACCACACGCTGGATGCTCCGTTTTCGTGGAGCAACTTCGCGCACTTTGCCCAGCTCAAATAAGGGACCTTGATAACATTACCCTTCTCGTCCTTTGCGTCGCGAAGATCGCAAAACGGCTTTACATCCACCTGTATCAACTCGTTAAATGATTTCAGCATTATTCTTCCGCCTTTCCCACATACTCATTTCTGTTCCTCCCATGCGTCCCTCGCTTCAATGCAGCAATCGCACCCCACGATGACGCCGTCCTTGTTCTTGTAGTAGGTGTCCGTCTCCTCCCCACACACGGGGCAGACGGGCAGATCGTAGTCCTTCGGCTCTAAGGGCCGCTCCGGTTCCCAATACTGCATCACGCTTCTCATACCGGTCGACCCGCCGCTTTCAGCACGTCCCTCATCGGCTTTCGTGCCTTGAGGATGGACATGGCCCGCGCCGTGTCCCGTCTGTACTGCCGGTACAGGTCTCCCAGCTCCTCCGTCTGGTAGTATCCCTCGCCGTCGTTGCAGATCATCACGCCCTGCCGCTTGGCTTCGCTGACGGCCTTGCGCATCATCCGGTCGGAGGTCTGCATCGCCGCCGCCAGCTCCGCACGGCTGATGGCGTTTCTCCGCCCGTGTGGGATCAGCGCCGCAATGCGCTCCGTTTCCGCCGTCCGCTGGGGGATGTCGGCCTTGTCCTCGTCGCCGTACAGATATGTTCGGCTGGTACGCAGTGCCGCCTCCAGCGCTGTCATGACCTCCTCCGTGGGCAGACACACGCCGTTTTCAAACCGGCTTACCATGCAGGTGTCGATACGGGGATCCACCAGCTTCAGCACACCGCTGACCGCCTCCTGCGTCAGGCCCAGCTCCAGCCGCCGTTCCTTCAATCGGTTCATCTTCCTTCCCTCTTTCTTTTTATCACCATTTTGGCCCTCTCGCGCCTTGCGTTGTTCATGCTGTAAACGTCGATCTCGCTGTACGCCGCGTAGCGCTTGGCCTTGTCAGCCTTGATGTCCTCCAGATACGCCGCGTACTCCTCGCACTGTCCGTGGCACTTCGGGTGTCTGCTCCGGCAGTCCTTGCAGGGCGTGCCCACTCTGTTCGTCAGCCCTACCATTCCCACTGCACCATTGCTTTCACCACACCGGCCTGCGCCGCCTCCTCGTGGGTCATCAGCACGTCAACCGTGTAGCCGTACACTCCAGTGTCGGCTGCTATGTACGCCTTGCCTCCGATGGTCACGGTGCTGCCCAGGGGGATAATGTCCGGGTCAACTGCCACCGCCTCGCCGATGCAGACCCACCGTCCGGAGGCCGTCAGCACCTGCCCTGCCTCGTTGCGGTTGATGTCCGCATAGGGCGTGCAGCAGGCGCAATAGCCGGTGATGTCGCATACCAGCAGATTCTCCGGCGGCTTTGCGGCGGACAGCACCGCCGCCTGCACCGCAGTGGGCAGGGGAGGGGGGACGTCCTCCGGCTCCTGTGCCTCCGGCAGCGTCAGCGCCCAGAGGAGGATGCCGATGATCAGCAGGATCATCAAATCATTGAGGATCCAGAGCCGCCTGTTCCACCGCCGCTCCCAGCAGCGCTGGGAATACTCCCGCGCCCGCCTGTTCCGCTCTCTCATCGTCCCAGCGCCTCCACGCCCTTGACGATGGCCCAGCTCAGCCACGCCGCGCCGATAAACGCCAGCGCCCATGCAAACGCGCTCATTCCTCCACCGTCCTTTCCGCGATCCATGCGTCCAGTTGCTTCTTGAAGATCTGGAACACAGGGCTTCGCTCCATCTCGATCACGATCCCGAAGGGATACACCCCCTGCTTGATGCCCTGCCGCAGCGTATCCGGCGATATGCTCAACCCGCGATCCCGCAGGTACTGTGCTGCGTCCTGCGGCGTCAGTGTTGCGATCCTGCTCATTTCTTTCTCCTCTCGATGATGGCATCCAGCGCGTTTTCCATGCGCTTCTGGATGTCCTTCGGCTTCTTCACGCCGTTCAGGATCTGGCACACATACGCCTTTCCGATCCCCAGCTCCGCGCCCAGCTCGGCGTAGGTAATGCGGTTGTTGTGCATCCTCCCGATCAGGCGTCCCGTCCATGCTTCCGGCATTTCTTATCTCCTTTCAAATTTATAGTTGCAAAAGTTTACTTTCCGTGATACCATAAAGTTGCCACACATCATGCATCACGAGGTGCTTATGACCAGATACGATCTGCTTTCCGTCCTTCTGGACAACGGCGGCGAAATGGAACAGTCCCAGCTGTTGAACAAATTCCCGGACGCCCAAGTTACCGCCGAGGGCTTTTTCCAAATGCTTCTGGATGACCGCTGCATCAAATGCGGCAAAGAACCGCGGTCAACTGTCTCCATCACATTCAAAGGCAAAGCCCTTTACTCACAGCTTGATCAGGAAAAGAAAGACCACGACGAGGAACGCGCCTACATTCGAGCCGTAAATCATAGCTCTCGCAATATCGCAATAATAGCCGCGTGCGCTGGTGTGATCGCCGCAGTCTTGTCCTTTATCCAAATTCTTCTGCTTCTCCTGTGATAACCGCCGTAAATGGCTCACCAGCACCCAAATGTTCCCGATCAATACAGCGGTGCAGTACTGAAAGGCCAATACTGCTCCTGCGCCCATTCTCTCACCCCCTCTCTTTGAACTCTAACTTTTCTAACCGATGCTGCTATTATACGGCTTGCAAAGTTAACAGTCAAGAAGATGGCGTTAACTTTTCTAACTCTGTATGTTTGCACAACAAGGAGGTGTCATAATTGACCACTTTCTACAAAAACTTTCTTGCGCTTTGCGCTGTTATTCGAAAAAGTCCATCTTATGTATGCCGTGAAATTGGCCTGTCTAACGCAGCGGCCAGCGGCTGGAAAAAAGGAAAAGTCCCGTCAGACGTAACACTTGAAAAATTGGCTGACTATTTTTGTGTTCCGGTCAATACCTTGACCGCTTGGCAAAAAGAAAAAGCCCCCGGCCGCATGGCCGAGGACTTGAGCGCCGAGGAGCTTGAAATTGTCTCTATTCTTCGCAAGATGTCTCCTGAGCAGCTTGCGCGGGAGCTGGCGTATCTGCGTCAAGCTGCCGCAGATGGGCAAGATAAGTAACTTTCCGCTCTGGTGTGAGCTTGCGGTATAGGTCGATCACCGCGTTGATCTCCTGTTCCGCAATCTGTGTTTTCCCCATTTTCTTTCCCCCTCTTTCGTCAAATTGTATAGTTTTTTGCTCCGTGTTTAGCTATATATCCAAATTTATTTTCTTAACTTGTTTACATTCCGTGCAGTTTGTATAATGTTGTCTGAAAGGGGGTGAAGTCGTGCTTTTAGTGATACTTGCGGGGTTATTGCCGTTCATTGTGCTCGAAGCTATCCCGTGGATAATCGCAGCGGTCGTTAAGAAGCCAACGTCTGGTTCATGGTATAAAAAACTTTGCATTGTCTTTGCCGTGTATTCCGCGTTTTCTATATTCACGTCAGGCTTTAACTCTAATCAAGAAATCGATACCGTATGTTTGATTTTAGTCTCTATTGTATGGGGAATAGCCAAGTATTGGCTATTAAAAACGATTGGGTTTTCTATCTTGAAAAAAAGAGGAAAACTTGAGCAATCAGAGATGAAAAAATGAAACTTCCCGGTCAAAGCGCCCCCGCCGCCTCCGCAACGGCGGCGGGGGCTTACAGCAGACACACCAACCATCACGCGCACCTGCTGCGGCTTCACCGTAACAAAACCGCATTAGGCAGGTCAACGCCAAAACGTGGCAGACCGCCCCGCCGCACCAAACCGAAACAGGGCAGGTCTCGCCCAGTTGAGGGAGGAACGAATAATCATGGAACAATCTTTACAGGAGCTTTGCAGAGAAGCAAAATACCGAGAAAAGATGACGGCGCAGGACATATCCGACTATTCCGACGTTCCGCTGTCCAGCGTCAACAATTTTTTTGCAGCCTCTTCCAAAATGCCGTCTATCTACACCGCTGGCCCCATCTGCCGCGTCCTCGGTGTGTCGATAGACGCTTTTTTTCATATTCGGCCATCGCCCGATCCGTCCATAGAAGCGCAGCTTGCCCACGAACAGGAGATGAACCAGCTCCGCGTCAGAGCCATACGCCACAAGAATTATCTAATCCTCGGCCTGATGATCCTGCTTGCCATCACCCTGGCATACGGCATTACCATTGATATGCTGGACCCCAACATGGGGCTGTTTCGGGAATAAAACATTTGTTCTGTTTGTTTGCTGCCATTGTACATGACAAGCCTCTTGTTTTCAATCGGCAAGATTTACAAGATTCTTGTTTCTTCTTTGTGAGGTGTCCCTATGTCTACTTGTATTAAATGCGGCGTCACCCTGGTACCGGATGCCGTTTATTGCCATATCTGCGGGAAAAAGCAGGTCACGGCCTCCCGCAAGGCGCTGAAACGCCCCAACGGGTCCGGCACGGTGTATAAGCTGGGTGGGCGGCGGTCGCGCCCTTGGGTCGCCGCAAAAGACGGCGTGTATATCGGGTACTACGAGCGGAAAACGGACGCGCTGGCCGCGCTGGATCGGCTGGCAGGCCGTCCGCTGGAAGAAAAGTTCAATATGACCTTTTCCGAAGTGTTTACAGAATGGAAAGCCGAACACTATCGGGAGATAGGGGAGAAGGGCGTGGAATCCTATGACAGAGCCTACGCCGTATGTGCGCCGCTGCACAATAAGAAATTCCGTGACCTGCGCACAAAGGACTTTCAAGCCATCATCGACAGCAACATGGCAAAGTCCAACTCCACGCTGTCCAAATACAAGCAGCTCATGACTCAGATGGCCCGCTGGGCCGTCCGTGAGGAGATCGCCACCACCGACTTTGCCAAATATGTCAAGCTGCCCCAGCAGGTAAAAAAAGAAAAAGCCATCTTTACAGATGACGAAATCGCGCTATTGGAAAAAGACGGCTCCGACGCTGCCAAAATCGCCCTTATGATGATTTACACAGGTATGCGCATCGGTGAATTGTTCTCCTTGCCGCTGAAAGACTACCATGAATCGTATGTGATCGGTGGCGAAAAGACAAAGGCCGGTAGAGACCGCGTCATTCCCATCCGCCCGGAGGGCAGGAAGTATTTTGCATACTTCGCCTCCCGCGCCACCGGCGACCTGCTCATTTCCGGCTACGATGGGCAGCGCATCCCCGCCAATTACCGCAAACGTGATTTCTATCCGTTGCTGGAAAAGCTCGGTATCCCAAAGCACACACCCCACGCCACGCGCCACACTTACGCAACATGGGCGAGAAGTGCAGGCATCCAGCCGGAGATTTTGCAGAAGATCATCGGTCACGCAAACTTTTCCACCACGGCGGACATTTACATCCATGCAGACGCGGAAAAGCTAATCTCCGCCGTTGAATCTGCAAGTAATTTGTAAGTAACCGAAAAAACCTAAAACCGCTTAACACGGATTTATGTTTTTGTTTCCCATGAAATATTATCAAAATGCCGCAAAAAACACGCACAAACGTTGTAAAATTCCGCTGTCCATATTTCACACGCAGGAGGTCACTGGTTCGAGTCCAGCAGTCTCCACCACAAAAATCCCTGTAACCACAACGGTTACAGGGATTTTCTTATTTCCTCCAAAACACGTTTGTAAGTAACGTGTAAGCAACGTTACCCGTTCTCAACAACGTGCATTGCCTGCCGCAGCGCTTCCTTTACGTTGGGATCGTCGGTGTCCTGCATCATGCGCTCGATCAGATCCTTTGCCTTGCCCTCATCACGGCTGTACCGGCCCATAGAATCCCTCTTGCGCCGATACGAGCTGCCTCTGTTGTAGGCGGTGCGCCCGGAAGACCAGTCGCGGGAATAGCCGTCATCGCGGGAATACCCATCATCGCGGCTGTAGTCGCCGCTTTCAAACATGGCGATTTTGTCAATGTTCTTGATGGACGATGCCAGCTTGTGGATGGCATCCAGGTCAGCAGCGCTCAGCTCCCGCTGGCCGGAAAACTCAGACAGCTCCTCACACAGCATCTCCCGGATACCGAAAAGCTCCTTCATGTTCATGTTGCCCCTCCTTTCAGCAGACGCGCTCCACGATCATGTTGCTATTGGCAAAGCTGATCGCCTGAGCGCTGGTGTTCTCCATCGCCACCGTTACGCAGCAGCCCTTCGGCACGTCCACGTTGGCAGCGACATAGATGTTGAAATAGTTCTCCACGGCGGCGGGCGTTACTGTCGCCACGGCGCTGGTCAGCGGCTCACCGTTGATAGCCAGCGCGGCGGAGATTGCACCCACCGTGCCGCCTGTGGGGATGGCAATGTTTCCGCCGAAGGACACGCGGAACCGTGCCTTACACTGGTTTGTCAGGCCGCGCAGGAACACCTGCCCGCTGCCCTCGCGGTGTACGATGCAGGACTTGCCCGCAACGGCAGTTTCCGTCAGCGGTACATTCTGTCCGGCAGGTACGGTAACAATGTTGGTATTTACATATTCAGCCAAAATACTCACTCCTTTCAAAAGTGCAGACGGCGGAGCTATTGCCCCGCCGCCTTTCAATATCAGCCCGGAGCTGAACAATTTCCGTTTTGGAAATAGATTCCTATGCAATTGTCAGCAGCCGGAGCAGCCGGAGCAGCCGGTGTAGCTGCCAGCCCACGGGTTGCAGGATGCATACGCCGGGATGGGCGTAGGCCGCAGCTGGGAGATCAGGTAGTTGTTCTGCGCAGCCTGAGACGCGGCCAGACGCAGCTCCTGATTTGCGCTCTCCAGATCGCGCATCTTGGAGTTGGTCAGGAAGTCCAGGATGGCGCGGCTATTGGCGTTCTGGTTCTCCACGATGTCGCGGGTGGCGTTCTGCACGGTGTTCCGCGTGTCACACGCCTGCGTCGCCATGTCATAGCGCACCTGCGCAACGGCGGCTCTGTTCTCGCAGCAGCAGTTTGCCGCCTGCATCTGCATAGCGTTTAGCTGCTGCATCAGTGCGGCCTGCTGGTTGGCGCGGGACAGCTCGGCATTGCCGAAGCCGGTCAACAGCGTGTTGTTTACGGCATAAAAGCCATCGCACAGCCCGCCGTTGATGAGATCCATCTTACGCTCAATGTTGGAGAAGTCGGAGGCCAGCACATAGCCGTCCACCACACCGCCGGAATTGCCAGCGTTGTTACCCCAGCCGTTGCCGCCCCAGCCGCAGAACGCAAACAGGAACAGGATGATAAGGAACCACGCGCCGTCACCGCCAAAGCCAAAGCCGTTACCGCTGCCATTGGCAGGGGTCACAGGCATGGTCATGGTGGGCATACCCTCGGAAAGAGACATAGTATCACTCCTTTTTATTGATGTAATTTATCTGAATCGCGGCCACGATCAAGAAACAAGTTACGTTTTGTCTTACGTTTCGTCTTACGTTTCGTCTTATGTTTTGCTTATTCCATCAGACTTTGAAATTGCTTCGCCATCTGCTGGAGCTGGTTCAACTGCTGCTGCGTGAGCTTGCCGCTTTGCAGCAGCTTCTCCACCTCTGCCTTGGGGTCGCCCTGGAAATTCGCCTTGAACTGTTTGAACTGCTGCACCATCTGCATAAAGCCGTTGCCACCGCCCATTGCACCGAAAAACGGATTATTCATCGCTCTTTTCCTCCTTGCGCTTCTTGCCCTTCATTTCGCTCACAAGCGCCGCCAGCGCGTCGAACTCCTTACGGGTCACATATTCCGCAGCGGGCGCTTTCTGCGTATCAGGAGCGCTTGCAAGCCGTTCCACAAGGTCGTACACCTTGAGCGTCGGCTTGCCGCTTGCATCGGCCTGTTTCAGATACACCGTGGGCGCCGTCGAATCCCACAGCGCCACCGCCGCATTGGGAGCGACCATCCAGCTTCTTGCCTCCTGTTCGCCGGATACCCACTGCACGCCGCTCTGCGGCAGAGGATTTTGCGGCATCGGCGGGATGGCCTGCATCTGCTGCTGCCTCAGCTGGGCGAGGTTGTCCTGCATCGGCGACATATAGGGGTTTCCGTAGTATGGATAGTTCATGCTTCATCCGTCCTTTCCCAGTAATACAAGGGTGTTTCGGCTCCGGAATCCCATGTGTCGTGCCAGTCTCCGTCTATCACGCACACCACATGGGACACCAGCGCCAGCAGATATGTACCACGCGGGTGATCCATTGCAAAATCACTCACGGAATAGCTGTCCGAACAGTCATCCGGGATAATATGCCGTGTAAAGCCCAGTTTCTTGAGATACGCGCCCCACACGGTGTTGGCGCTGGGCATATCCGCAAGTGCCAGCCCCTGCATACAAAGCTGCACATACGTCTCATGCCAGCCCTGCCCCGTGGCGCGGCAGATCGCGCGAACAGGACAGTCTCCCACGTTCTTGCCGGAGGGATTCGGGTTATACCATACGAACATCACGACCACCTCTCTTTACCGCCAGCATACGGCAGATATCGCCGGAGAAAGCGTCAAGAAAAGGGCGAAAAAGTGCGTGAACATAAGAAAAAAAGACACACCTACACGGTGTGTCTTTTTTCTGCTCTCAGGCCGTCGGCCATTTTTTTGTATGCGGTACGGCGGCGGCGCTTTACGCCGTCAACCGATACGTTCATACGGAACGCCTGCTCCACGCAGCTTCGTCCCCGCACGTCGCATTCCGCGATACACTGTGCCTCCTCCTGCGGCAAGTCAAAAGATTGGATCCACGCGATAGCTCTCTTGGGTGCCATGCTATGCAGCATAGCCCGTATTTCACGGTGCTCCTGATTCATCCTGCTTTACGCAGGCTTGCGGATCGCCTTGCGGCGGGATGGTGCCATAGGATGGTTGCCCTATCGCCCGTTGCTCCTTTCCTTGATTTACGGTGCTCGCCACCGGTTTTTCAATTCCTTCACGGACTCAACGCCCTGCTCATTTTTCATGATGCCCTCCACGCCCTGTCGCACGTCTGACTCCTCATAGCCGTGCTCCAGCATCTCTTTATAGATCAGCCGCGCCGTCTCGGTGTCTTTGTCCTTCTGCGCCCGGTACAGCAGCTCGCACCACCGTTTTCGGTTCCCGGCGCTCCTGTCCATGCGATAGATCGCTTTTTCCATCTCAAACATTACCCGCACATTCCCTGTGTCGTTTGCGAGGCTGCGAGCGATAGACCACATGTCGCGCCCCATGTTCCCAACGCTGATTCCAAAAACCTTGCTGCACATGAGCATGACCTGTTTCAGGTTGTAGGCCGTGGTGGTTTTTGAATCCCCGCCCAAGCCCTTGATAAAGGTTTTGGACGTTCTGATAATATCGTCTGCCGCCGCTGCATCCATACGGTCAACGGTGTAGCCCTGCAAGATAGACAAAATGTCCTTCAGGTACGGAATACGGCCTACCGGATTTATGTTGCTGATAAGGTTTCCCCCCAGCACAACATTTTTCACGGCTTCGCCCGCATTTTTTTCATCACCGGAATAGCCGGTAAATGCTTCCAGAATACGTTCCGCCCAGTTCTTATCCTTGTCATCGTCCCGCAGGCCGTCCACAATGGACTGCGCCAGTGCGTTCACCACGTCCGTCACCAGCAATGCGCCTACAGACCGCTTCAGCTGCTTCAGCGCCTTGCTGCGCTTATGCGGATTCGTTTCATACACCCATGCATCGTAGGCCCGCATCAGGACGTTCAGGCTTTTCAGCGGCTCACCCATGAAAGACGTGGCCTGCCGCGTCAATGCGTCGCTGTCCCGCATGATCTGCGTGCGCTGCATAACGCCGTCCACCACCTGCGTCTGGTCGATCACATCCGTGAACAGCTCCGCCACCTGCCGGTAATACGCATCGCTGCCTACTTCCGTGTTTGTGTTTGCTGCCACCTGCCATTCGCAGGCGTTCCAGATTTTGCCCCACGTCACCGCGTCGGCCTTTCCGGCCAGTGCCATGCTCTTGTCGTTCAGCCATTCCCGCACGTTTCCGTCTGAACCGTATACCTCACGCGAAATGGTGTACCGGCTGCCCTGGTCAAAGCCGGACGTATCCTTGATCCCCGCAATAGCCGCCCACTTTCTGGCCTTGTCCCATCCGTTCCCAGCCGTCGCGCCTTTCGTAAGGCCCTTTGTCATGTTCTCCGGCTCCAGCACCACAGCCGCACGACAGTATGCCGTAGGCTGCTGGATGATCACACGCAGGTTCGCGCCAACCGCTGCGCCTTTCGTATTGCCCACGATGCGTTCCACGGTCCTTGTGGTAGAGCTGGCGCTTTTTACCATGCCGTTCTGTACATCCCGCATCAGGTTCCGCCAATAACTCCGGGCCGCGTCGCCGTACACGCCGGACAGGACCTGCCGCACATTCTTCCCGGTCAGGTTGCCCATGCTGTCCCTGTACCGGTAGTTGTACAGACGGTTGATGTCCTCCATTGGAGCCAACAGTGTGGCATACTTGATCATATCGCTGGCGTTCTGCGCAAACACGTCATACGCGCCGCCGATGTCCAGCGCATTGCTGGCATTGGGGATCAGGGCCTTTGCGCTGCCCATGTTCTTGATCGACCGTGTGTTGTCCGCGTCCTTCTCCACGCTGGAGGCCACCGCATCCTTTGCAGCCTTGATGGGCCAGTAATTCTCCTCCTTGAACTTACGGTAGCCGTAGACCTGCATACTGGCGTTGTTGCCCCACTCCGCCAGTTTGGTGCTTGCCAGCTTTTGCAGCCCGTTTGCCACCTTGACCTGCTCCGGCGTCAACACAGAGGTGATGGCATTGATGTCCTCCTCCGTCAGCAGAATGTTGTCATTCCCGCGCGGGATCGCCTTCAGCTTACCGTTCCGCTGTATCTCCGGCTGCACAATGCCGCCCACCGTCAGATGGTGCATAGCCTGTTCCCCGCGCCGCGCCAGATTGTACAGGTTCATGATCTGGTCGGTGGTCAGCGTCAGCTCCACACCACGGCTGGTGGTGAAGGTGTGCCGTTCACCCCGGTTTTTATACACGTCCGCATCCAGAAACTTTTTCGCCGCGTTCCGCAACTCCATCAGCATCACGTGCTCTCGGTCCTGCGCGTTCCGCAGCGTTCGGTATACCTGCATGCCGCCGTCGCCGTAGGCAGAGAAGAACGTATACGGATCTGCCATGTCCAGCGAAATTTTCCGGTTTCGCCGCTTCCGGCTCATGCTGCCCATCATAAGGCTTTCCGCCCACTCGCTGGTCCGTGCGTACTTCTGATTGGCCAGCGTCCGGTCGTAGCTGGTCAGCGTGGTCTCGATCGCACGCACCGTGTTCCACACGGCCTCCAGCTCCGTCACATTCATGTCAGCGATACGCTTGTCTCCCAAAGCCGCCAGACGGTCCAGCAGCCCGCCGCTGTCCAGCAGGTCGGGATCTACTACGATATTCCCCTCCCGCTCAATGATGTCCTCGTATGCCTTTTTCAGCTTTTCCGCCGCCAATGTCCGCTGGGTGGGGTCGCCGTCCGCGTTTTTCCTTGGCCGTCCGTTCTCGTCGTAGCTGTACGCGCTCTCCAGGTTGATATTCCGCAGCAGGGCCGCCACCACTACGCGCAGTTCCTCCGGGACGTGCTTCTTGTCCGTGGGGCGCAGAAGTTTTTCTGAAATAGCCCCGGTATGTCTGGCAATCTTTGCCCGCATCTCCGTGGCATACCGCTTCTCCCGTCCCTTTTGGGTCTTTTCATTGTATTCCCGCCGCATACGCTTTACCATGTCCCGGCGCTTTTCCCGCTCCTTCGTCAGCATTTCGCGTACCCGGCCCACGGCCTCCTGCTTTTCCAGTGCCCGCCTGTCCGCATACGTTTTTTTCTGCCGCACCTGATCGGAAATCATTCCGTCAATGATGTCGTTGGCAATCTCCTGAATGGCTGCATCACGGTAGCTGTCGAAGGGGTTTTCATAGATGGTGTCCATGCTGTCCAGCACGTCACCTATTTGCAGCAGCATGTCCGCCTCGGTATACACGTCGCTGGGGAAATAGCCCTCGCCAAACATCTCCGCCAACTCGCCATACACGGTATCCACAGACGTGCCATTGGACTTGTTCAGTTTCAGCGTTCCCATGTGGCTCTTTCGAAAATCGCCGTAGTTTGCCATGTCCCCGCCGAACTGGATGGTCTGCCGCTTCAAATAGTCCCGAATTTCCAGCAGCTCCGCGCCGTACTCCGTCAGCTCCGTCGTGTTGTCCACGATGGCCTCCGCCACGGCCTTGGCGTGTGGCATCAAATCCTCCATCGTCACGTCCCGCTTCATCACAGCCTTGGCAAGCGCGTCCATCTCGCTTTGCACGTCCGCGTATTTCACATCGCTGCCGTACTCGCGGATGAGATTCTGCCCCAGCTTTTTCACGTCCCGCAGCACCACGGACGGTTCCTTGCTGATGCGCATTTCGCCCTTCAGCTCCTGCACCCGCTGTTTCAGCGCCTCATTCTGCTTGGCCAGCGCGTTTCGCTCCTTCTTGAGTTCCCGCGCCTCGCGCTCCACCTCCGCCGTATTCTTGAGCTGATACCGGAACTTTTCAAGCTCCGATACATACGGTGTCGTTCCATTCTCAAAGTACGCCTTTATGTCGTTGATGACCTTGCTGCTGTGCGTCCCCTTCGGGTATTCCGTGCTGGACACGGTATTCCCGTTGGCGTCATCCAAATCCAGAATGACTTCGCCTCTGTTTTTGCTAATGAAGTCAGCCAGAGAATCAAACTGCGCCTTTGTGGGCATGACCGACAGGTTGATACCGCCGCTTTCCGGGCTGATACGGATATTCCCCTCGCCCATAAACTGTACCATCGCGCCGCTGTAATCGTCCCCGCCGTAATCAAGCCCCAGCGCGTCACGGATATCCCGATGATCTACGGTTCGGTAGCCGCCGGGGCCACCATCATGCCGTCCGGAGAAGTCCAGTTTCGTGCCGTCCGTGGTGATGTACCCGGTCTCGTTCCAGCTGTACGTCTTGCCGAAAAATTCCTTTGCGGATTTTACATGATCTTTTTTCTCCGCCTCCGAGTAAGCTTTCAGCGAAAACCGTATATCCGGGTCGCTGGTTGGGTTGGGATTGTCCACCCGTTTAATCTGCTCTGGAGAAAACGCAATGTAAACTGTATCAGGTGTCCCGTTGTCGTCCATGATCTCATCCGTTGACCTTACAATGATACCATCATGTCCGCCATCTTTTGCCCAACGCTTCAAATCCGAATGCCTTACGTCCGCCTGCCCAGCGGCGCTTCCCCAGCCGCTATCCTCAACAATGAGAGGATTTCGCAGATTCAAATACGCCTCCATTACATAACCACCGCCAAGTTTGCCGGATGCATTTCCAGCATACCCTTGCGCATCTTCCTTGTACGGAGTGAAATAAAATCCCAGATCACCACCTCGAAGCGGGTAATTTTGCTCGATTTTGTCTGGGTCAAATACAGTAAATTCCGCGTCTGTTCCGTGAT